GGACGCGTACATGGCCCATGGTAACCACCTATTAGCGCATAAAGAGGCGGGGTATAAGCCAGCGCGTGGTAATGCCAGCAAGAAGTTAACCGAGCTACGCCGACATATTCAGGCTGAGGTTCATATTAAGATTGGGTCACACGTCCCGTGGGCCGTACAAGAGTTGGTAGGGTTAGCCCGCAGTTCCACTTCGGATACCGTGCGGTTGAACGCGTTGAAGGATATACTATCCCGTGCTGGCTACGACCAAGCGATACAGATCGAGACAAGTGACGTGTCTGAGAAGGATCTGGACTCTAAGGAAATGAACCAAGAGATTAAAGATCTTATTAAACTGGCCGGCCCACAGCTTAAAATTGTTGGCTAGACCTCAAAATTTTTAAGGAAGGAGAGAGCCTTGGACATTGAAAAACTAAGCGCAAAAGATAAAGAGCGCCTACTTAATCTATTAAAGGAAAAAGCGTTTCGTAAGGCCCATACCGTCATTGACGATTTTAAGCCCTATGATTGGCAAAAACAGTTCCTAGCATCCAGTGAGGGCAACGCCCAGAGCCTGCTGATGGCAGGTAACCGTACCGGCAAGACGTTCACCGGGGCTGCGGCCATGAGCTATCATCTTACCGGCCTATATCCGGAGTGGTGGGAAGGACGTAAGTTCTTAAAGCCTATTAATGCGTGGGCCAGTGGCGTATCGAACTCCAAGACGCGCGATATCGTGCAGATGGAGCTATTAGGTCAACCAGACGACCCAACACGTAAGGGCACGGGCGCTATACCGTTGGACTGTATCCTTGAAACGGTACGGCTGCCAGGTATACCCAACGCCATACAGTCGGTGATCGTTAAGCACTATAATGCCAACGGTAAGTATGACGGTAACTCGAGATTAGGCTTCTTGTCCTATGAGATGGGCTTTGAGAAGTTCATGGGCAGTGCCCTTGACCTGATCTGGCTAGACGAGGAACCGAAATACGACATATTTTCCCAGTGTATTACGCGTACAGCGGATACCGGGGGCTACCTGTACATGACGTTTACACCGGAGACAGGTATGACGCCGGTGGTTCACATGTTTATGAACGACAGGAAGAAGGGTCAATCTATTCAGCAAGCAGGTTGGGATGATTGTCCCCACTTGTCAGAAGAGGTGAAGGAGCAGCTATTATCGGTGTATATGCCCCATGAACGCGATATGCGGGCAAAGGGTATACCGGTATTTGGTTCAGGTTTAGTCTTCCCCATCGATGCGGATCGTATTCGTGTGGATGCGTTTGATCTACCGGTTCACTGGCCCCGCATTGCGGCGTTGGACTTCGGTTGGGATCACCCTACGTCCGTGGTATGGATCGCTTGGGATAGGGACTCAGACATTATCTTTGTTTATGACGTGTATAAGCAAGAGAAGACCATTATTCCTACCCATGCGTCTGCGATCAAGGCGCACGGCATGGACATACCGCTCGTATGGCCACATGACGGCTATACCCATGAACGTGGATCAGGTATTAGTCTTGCAGATCAATATAGGAACGAGGGCGTTAATATGCTACCGTTCCACTTTACCAACTCTCCAGCCCCAGGGCAGATGGAGGGGTCAGGCGGTAACTCTGTTGAAGCGGGTATCATGGACATGCTGGCCCGAATGGAGTCTGGACGGTTCAAGGTATTCAGCCATTTAAAACCCTGGTGGGACGAGTTTTCGCAATACCACCGGCAAGATGGTAAGATTGTAAAATTATTTGACGATGCAATGTCCGCTACGCGGTATGCGTCAGGGTCATTACGTTTTGCAGAAGTTCCGGGTATGTCGGGTTATAAGCGACATTCCGGGAAGATTAGTTATCCGAATTTAGGAATTGTTTGATATGCCAGAAAAAATGGATAAACACCAATTAGACGCTCTTTTAAGCGAATTATCCAATGAGTCTGTTGGCTACGCTGGATCTGAGCTATCAACCCAACGCGCAGATGCCATGAAGTTCTACCTTGGCGAACCGTTTGGTAATGAAGCCGATGGTAAGTCACAGTACGTCAGTCGTGACGTGCAGGATACTGTTGAGTGGATCATGCCGAACCTCATGGAGATATTTACCTCCGGGGATCGAACGGTAACCTTTGACGCCCAAGGCCCGGAAGACGTGGCCGCTGCCGAGCAAGAGACTGATTATATCAACTACTTGTTTGAGCGTAAGGTCGATGGGTTCAAGATCCTACACAACTGGTTTAAGGACGCATTGATCCAGAAGACAGGTTTTGTGAAGCACTACTGGGATGATTCTGTTAAGGAAACCCGTGAAACTTACGAGAACCTATCTGAGCAAGAACTTGAAGTATTGCTGACCAACCCAGACGTTGAGTTGATCGAGCAAACCGTCAGTGAAGACACGGTTATGGATCCCGCCACAGGCGTTCCAAGAACAACCACTGTCATTGATGAAGCGGTTATTATCCGTACTGAGAAATCAGGCAAGCTCGTCATTGAGAACATCCCACCAGAAGAGATTACGGTTTCCCGCCGTGCTAAGTCTATTAAGGATGCGGACTTTATCCGCCACCAGCCAAGCGATGTAACGGTGTCTGACCTGCGTGATATGGGTATCTCAGAGAAGAAGATCAAGCAAGTCATTGAAGCGTCTTCTAATAACGAGGAAGATCTTGAGACTTCACCAGAACATTTAGCCCGATTCTCGTCTGATGGTACAGATCCCCTAAACTTAGGTACTGCCCGTAAAGACGAGGCCATGACGCGCGTTAGTCTTGAAGAGTTCTATGTTCGTGTAGACTTTGACGGTGATGGCATTGCTGAACTACGCCAGATCATCCGTGTAGGTAAGGTTCATTTGGTTAACATAGAGATTGATGAAATCCCTATTACCTCGATCACGCCAATCCTAATGCCACATAAGTTCCATGGCCGTAGTGTTGCGGATCTAGTGATGGACATTCAAGAGCTAAAGTCTAACTTGATGCGCTCTATGCTGGACAACATCAACCTACATAACAACGGTAAGTACGCTGTTATCGATGGCATGGTGAACCTAGACGACCTATTAACAAGTCGCCCATTAGGTATAGTCCGCCAGAAGGTACAGGGTGCGGTATCACGTTTAGATACCCCAAGCCTACCGCCTGAAGCATTCCAGATGTTGGGTTATGTGGATCATGTACGCGAAGAACGTACCGGAGTATCCAAGATTTCCCAGGGGCTTGACTCTAAGGCACTTGGATCTAACACAGCGTCTATGGCGGTTACTCAGGTTATGTCTGCCGCACAACAACGTGTACAGATGATTGCCAGAGTATTTGCTGAGACAGGTGTTCGTGACTTGTTCCGTGCCATCCATAAGCTGGTTCTTCAGAACGAAGACCAACAAAAGATCTTCCGCCTACGCGGTGAGTTCCAAGAGGTTGATCCTAGTCAGTGGAAAGACCGCTATGACATGGCAGTATCAGTAGGTTTAGGTAATGGTAATAAGGATCAGAAGTTGATCCACCTAACGTCCATTACCCAAGACCTAGCGATGTTCCAGAACATGGGTATGCCTGTTGCTACACCAGGTAACGCGTTTAACTTGATGCGTGAGAAGCTAAAGAACATGGGCTATAAGAACACAGAATCGTTCTTAACAGACGTGTCTCAGATGCCGCCACCAGAAGAACAAGGCCCGAATCCAGACGAACAGAAGATGCAGCTTGAAATCGCCGACCTTCAGCGTAAGCAGAAGAAAGACGAAATGGAGATGCAGATTAAGCAACAAGAACTTGAGGTTAAGGGTGCAGAAGCCCAAGCTAGAATAGAAGACATTGCGTTCCAGAAACAGATCCGTGAAGCCGAGCTACAACTCAAACTAGCAGACTTACGCTTGAAAGAGCAAGAGCTACTACTTGAGAAGGAGCAGGGTCGAGGGGTTAAAATAGGATAGAAGTATGAGTTTAGAGAAAGAGAGAGCTAGGGGAGATAACGCGAAGGGGATTCTGGAGGACGACTTATTTAACGAGTCCTTTGAATCCGTTCGAGCGAACATACTCCATAGATGGGCTACCACCGGCATTTACGGGGGAACCGAAGAGAGAGAGTTTTTATTCCTCATGCTCAAAGCAGCAGACGAATTTAAAGCAGGGCTAGTTTCCATGATTGATACAGGTAAACTAGCAAAAATACAACTAGAGTCAAATAAAGCTGAGAAGTAATTATTTGACAAATAGTTTTTTAACATTAATAATGGGAGAGTAATATGTCTGAAGTGAATAATTCCCCGGAAACTCAAGAAGTATCAGACGAGCAAAAATTCTTTAACCTTCTGGATAGCGACCCCGCTACAACCATCGAAGATGAAAGAGCCGAAGAAGTAGCGGAGTCTACTGAAGAAGTTGACGAGGACGTTGACGAATCTGAAGAATATGAAGACGAGGACGAGGTAACGGACGAGAGTTCTGAACTGGAACCTGAAGATGATGAAACCGAAGAAGAATACGTTT